TATTTGAATCAACTTTAGTATAATATATGCAATTGGAAAATGCCTTTTTAACCTCCATTGGTTCTTTGGCGGCATAAAGACATTCTTTGTTTCTTGTTGAAGCACAGATATTTCCCATTTTTTTAGTTGCGTTAAAAAAAGATAAAAATAATAAATCAATTTATTAACAGGGGAATTAGCTCAAGTGGTAGAGCGCGCGCTTAGCATGCGCGAGGCAGCAGGATCGATGCCTGCATTCTCCACCGCCCGCATGGCGCAATGGATAGCGTACAACACTTCTAATGTTGGGGTTGTGGGTTCGAGTCCCACTGTGGGCTTTTAATAATATTTAACTACTTAAATATTATTTTTTATTAATATATAATGGATAATTCTGTATTTGACCGTGGTAAATATAAAGGAAAAACTTTTAAAGATGTTAGGATAAATCACACAGAATATATAATTTTTTTATTTAGTCAACCAGCTGGAAATGTAGTGCATTATTTTCCTTTTGTAAAATATTGTATGGATTTTTTGAGATTAGATGTAGTAGAAGAAGAACAATGAATTTAACTAGATTTACGGTCTAAATAGTATCCTAAGCCTTCCGAATCCATCTTAAAAACATAACCTTTTTTTGCACCATTGAATTTTTCAGAAGGTACAAAATTTACTTTATTTGACGACGCTTCGTCTGTCGTATTACCTGTCATATGCTCTTGTTCGGATTTTGGCATATGATACATATAAAAATATATACAAAAAAAAACAACAATACTAACAAAAATAATACGTGGAGACAAAAGAGATCCAAAAGAAAGACCTGATAAATATTTTATCATATACAAAGTTATATCATAAAATATTTAATACATAACTTATATATAATGGAAAAAAAAGATGTCAAGTTGACTAAAAAGAATAAAGCGCTTTTATCCTGGATATTATGCGAAGTAGGAGTAGAAAATTATACCTTTGATAAAAATCAATGTGTAAAGTTATATAATGATTACGCGAAATTAAAGAGAGAATGTGATAATTCAAAAGATAAATTGAATTGATTTAACTATTATTTATAGTAATAGTTAAATGGAAAAAAAACAAAAAAGGAAAAATATAAGCGGAACTGTAAAAAGGGATGTGTGGTTTAAATACGTAGGAAATAAAGCAAAAGCAAAATGTTTTTGTTGTAGAAAAAATGAAATTTTATTTTGTTCTGGAGTTCATAATACATGGCAGGCAGGACATATTATATCTCATAATAATGGTGGTCTTGCTGAATTAAATAATTTACATCCAATTTGCAAACAATGTAATAATGATATGAATGATGAAAATTGGGATGATTATATTAGTAGACATAGAAATTTATACCATTCTTTACCTTTCTTGAATGATAATTATTATAAAAAATATGAAAAGGGAATAATATGGTGGCAGAGTTTATATAGAATGCATTTATCACGCAAATAATATATAAAATTGATTTAAATATTATTTATTTAAAATATGTAAATATGTCAGTATTAGCAATACAATTGCAACAATTAAAAGAACAACAAGAAGATTTGGAGATAAGAATTCAGAAAGAAGAGGAAAGAAAGAAAAAAATAAATAATGAAGCTTCTATTGAAAGATTGGAAGCATTGGTTGAACCTATTACCGAATGTTTAGATTTCCAAACACACCAAGACAAAACACAACGGGAACAGTCTCAACAAACATATGATTTGCAATTACGAGAGTATTATCACAGACTTGCGGATGTGAATAATAGAAATTTAGACGGCATACGTAAACCAAAAAAAAGAGATGAACTAGAAAAAGAAGAAATATATGTTACTTTAATTGGTATCTTAAAAAAACAAGATGAGAGAATCAGATATTTGGAAAAAAATTTAACTACTTAAATATTATTTTATTACTAGTAATATAATGGAAAAACAAGAGGTTAAGTTGAGTAAAAAGAATTCCGCACTTTTATCTTGGATATTATGTGAAGTAGGTGTAGAAAATTATACCTTTGACAAAAATCTTTGTTTAAAGTTATACAATGATTATGCCAAATTAAAGACCGAATGTGATAATTCAAAAGATAAATTGAATTAATTTAAAGTATATTTACTATATTAATCAAATATGAATTTATACATATTAAAGCTTGCTGAGGGCAAATATTATGTAGGAACAACCCAAAAAAATGTTATGGATAGAGTTGAACAACATATGTGTGGTTCAGGTTCAGCTTGGACTAAAAAATACAAAGTGATAAAACTAGAAAAAAGTATAGAAAATTGTGATAAATATGATGAAGATAAATGGACTAAAATTTATATGGATAGACATGGTATAGAAAATGTTAGAGGAGGTTCATATTGTGAAATGAATTTAACTTCTAATTCTATAAATGCTATTTCGCGAGAAGTTAATCATGCCAATGATAGATGTTTATATTGTAATAAATATGGACATTTCATATCGCAATGTCCTAAGAAAAATACAGTGAGTGATTCAAAATATTATTCAAAAAACTTGAATTATTTGAATATGTCTTGTGATTATGAAAGTGAAAGCGATGATTATGAAAGCGATGATGATTTAATTGATAGTGATGGCGAAGTATGGGAAGAATCACCACATGAATATTGTGGCTCTAGAGATGGCACTATTTATGATAGTGAAAGGGGATATATTAGACCAAAGAAAAAAACAAATTCTGGTAATTGTTTTAAATGTGGTAGACAAGGGCATTATGCTTCTAATTGTTATGCTAGAAGACATATAAAAGGATACTTTATTAAATAAAATTAAATTGATATAAAAACTATTTTTTTATATTAAATAATGGATATTTCAAGAGCAAAAGATATTTTAGATTATTGGTTTCCCTCAGGAGGCAAAGGTGATTATGATAAATGGTTTATGAAAAGCAAAGATTATGATGCTGAAATTAAAGAAAAGTTTGGAGATTTATTGAAACTAGCAGAAGAAGGAAAAGGAATGGGTTGGCTTGTAAGTAAAGAAAGCTTTATTGCTTATATAATATTACTAGATCAATTTTCAAGACATATATATCGTGGAAGTAAAGATTCATATAAAAATGATTTTGCTTCTTTATTATTTGTAAAACAAGGATTTCAAATATACGGACCAGAGCTTGAAGGGTATGAATTTATGTTTGCCTTTATGCCATATATGCATACAGAAAATCTTGAATTACAATTAGAAGGAAAAGCAATATTTGATAGGTATTATAAAGCTACTCAAGAGATTGTATACGAACATAATTCAAATTTAACGAATGAAGAACGAGAAAAACTAAAACAAGAATGGAAAATGTTTCAAGAAATGAAACCTCATGTTGAAGGACACTTAGAATGTATTAAAACATTTGGAAGATTTCCAAAAAGAAATGATGCGTTGGGTAGAGAATCAACAGAAGAGGAAAAAGAATATATGGAACAACCGGCAGTTAAAAAGAGACCTTATTAATAATATATGGAAATTATAATTTTTGCTGGAGCTTGTATATTGTATATATCATTAGTATCGTATTGTGCTTATAGATGCAGGGGTTCAAATTATAGAAATTCTTTAAAAGATGAAGCTAATTATTATACACAAACAGTATAAATAGAAAATGTCAAAATAATATAGTGATGTACGCTAGTTCAGAGAAAGCATTGATTAAGAAAGATTATAGAGAGAATATTTATCATAGTAATATATGGAATTATTTTAAGAAAAACGACCATACAACACAAGCATACTTGAGTTGGGATCATGATTATAAACAATGGAAGTTTGTCTTTCCTTTAAATGATTGTAAGAAAAGTTATTCAATACATTTCAGTAACTTTCATGACGCTCGGTCCTATATAAACTATATAGTCAATAACTACTTATCATAATTTAATAATCAAAAAAAGATTATTAAATTTCAACATGAAAGCTTTTTTTAAAAAATTGAAAAGAAAAAAGCATCTTGGATATTATTACCCCAAATGTCAAGCAAGAACTCTCAAGAACTCAAAACTCAAACTCACAACTCAAATATGTCTGGAACTGGAAACTGGCAACGCGTTCAAAGACGTCCACAACAAGGACAACGCAACACATTCCATCGCAATCGCAATGGTGTTGAAGAACAAGATGGCAATCGTCGTCCATACCGACCTTACAACCGTAATAACAATGGGGAACGTCGTCCATACCGGCCACGCAATAATGGCGGTCAGCAACAAGGTGAAAATGGAAGACCACGCCGACAATACAATCGCAATGGTAATCGTGGTCCATACCGACCACGCAATCAACAGCATCGTAATCAACCAAAATGCGAAATTATGGCACCAAATAGCATTGCGGCCTGGGGTTTATCAAAAGATAAATCATTCAAGGTCAAGGTTCAACGTGCAAGTCGTTCTGGCGAGATGGTTTCTCGCAAAACTTCAAATCAATTCTCCGCCTTAAATCATTGTGAAAAAAGGCGCGAAGTAATTGAAGGTCCAACATTCGGCGCGAGGAACAGCAACATAGGTGCGTGGGGCACAAAGTTGGCAATTGAAGCAAGTGATGAACCAGTTAAATTCAAATCTCTTAAGGAAATTGAAGATGATAAAGAAGAAAGAGAGTATGAAGAAGAACTGGAGAAAGAAACAAATCAAATGACCCCGTTAGACCCTAGGTCCCTATTCACACAAGCTGCTATTGGCAATTGGGGTGATATGGCGATGGAAGAAGATAGTGATGATGAAGATTATATTTCAACTGAATATCATGCTGCGGCAGAACGTGAACAACTAGACGGTTGGTATGATTAGATGATGTGTTCTTAAACACGTCATTGGAGGGAAGAATGGTGAGCGCTGGCTCACATTTTTTATTTCATACTTCCTTTCATACTTCCTTTCATGTTCATTAATTGATTCCAAAATATCAACTTGTATATTATTAACACAACATATTTAATGATTAATCATGACAAGCAAAAATTTATCAGAAAAAGCAAAACAATGGATTGAAAAACATCCAATATTAACATCAAAACAGCATCAATTATCTGGCGTTGAATGGTGTTTGGAGAGAGAGACAATTGATGGTGGTGTTGATTGTGGTGGTATACTAGCGGATGAAATGGGACTAGGTAAAACTATACTTATGGTCGCAACAATGATTGCTAATCCCAAACCACATACATTAATTGTGGTGCCACCGGCATTGGCATCACAATGGAAAAGTGCGATTGAAAGATTTGCGCCTATTCTTTGTAATAACAGAGAGGTTTCCATATTCAAGAATACTAACTATTCAAAAATTCCAGATCCAGATTTATCGGGTACATCTTGGTATATAGACATTTATGATTTGGAAGGTAGTAAAGTATGGATTACTACTTATGGTATGATTTCATCGCGCAAAGATAAGAAGTGGAGTTCGCCATTATGGCAATCTTCTATTCAAAACTCTTGTAATAGTGAAAACATACCAGAATGGAAATGGGACCGTGTTATTTATGATGAGGCGCATCATTTGAGAAATAGAAGGTCTAAAAAGTTTTATGGAGCAAAACAATTGGGCGGAGATATTAAATGGTTTGTTACTGGAACCCCCGTTCAAAATTCAGATAGTGATTTCGTATCATTATTATTGTTGTTAGGAGTTGGAGTAATAAGTATGGGTAATGGCGATTGGATTAAACATTACGTATTGGGAAGAACAAAAAAGAGTGTTGGTATAGAAATGCCTAGCAAAACAGAACACGATATTCCAGTGCTATTAACCCATGCCAATGAAAAAGAGTATAATATGGCTATACAAATACACAACCGTTTCCAATTTCAGGACGTCACTATTGAAAATGTTGATAGAATTATAGCCGAATTGTTTGAAGAGAAAGGGTTCTTTGCACTGCTTACAGCAGCAAGACAATGTTGTATATTACCAGAAATGATTTCGCGAAAAGCATTTAATTTTGCGATGACAAATGGTTTAGACCTAGGAGCATATGGAGGGTCGGTAATTACACATACAAAATTAACAGCTATTTCAAACCATATCACAGATAATAAGAAAAAAGGATTAAAATTGGTTTTCACTCATTATCGCGATGAAATAGACCGATTGAAATTATTATTAGCAAGAAATGGAATTACATCTTCAGTGCTAGACGGTAGGACAAAACCGAAAGCTAAGAAAGATGTTTTGAAAACAGGAAGTTTTAGAGGTTATACCGAATTAGCATTGGCTAGAACAAAACTACCACATGTCCTAAGACAAAATATAATGTCTTATCTTTTGCCAGATGTATTGTTGGTTCAAATCAAAAGTGGCAGTGAAGGATTGAATTTACAATCATATAGTGAAGTTTACTTTACTAGTCCGCATTGGAATCCAGCGGTGGAAGATCAGGCTGTAGCAAGAGCACATAGGATAGGACAGACTAAGAATGTAAATGTATATAGATTTATTACAAAATTAGCGGGCGAAAATACTATTTCATTAGAAGAATATTGTAGAGTAGTTCAAGCTAGAAAAAGAGAGTTGATGGATTATATTAGTAGTAAAACCGAAAAATTATAAAAAAAAAATAAAAAAAATAAAAAAAACAAAAAAAAGAATGGATTAATCCATTTTTTTATTAAGTAAAGCGTATTAAAGACAAAATCTTATGTTATATTAAATGGCAACAGTTCAAAGAATAAGTCGCGAGCTTAATATATTTAATAAAGATCCACCAGCAAACTGTAGTGCAGGACCAATAGATGATGATATATATCATTGGGAAGCAACAGTATTAGGGCCTCATAGTTCAGTATATGAAGGAGGGATATTTAGACTAGATATAATATTTCCGAGCGAATATCCTTTTAAACCACCAAAGGTAAAATTTATGACAAGTATTTACCATCCAAATATAAATAGTAGTGGAGGTATATGTTTAGATATTTTAAAAGACCAGTGGAGTCCAGCTTTAACAATAAGTAAAGTTTTACTTTCAATTTGTTCTTTATTGGATGATCCGAATCCGGACGATCCATTAGTGCCAGAAATAGCAGATGAATATAAGAATAATAGAGAAAAGTATGATAATATGGCTAGAAATTGGGTTGCGATATACGCTCAATAAAATAAAGTATTTATAAAATAGCTTAAAAAGAATATCTAATAGTAATATGGCGAGGAAGCCATTGGAATCATCACAGCAACCGATCAAAATAACAGTGAGACTTATACAATTGCTTGTCTTCATTTAACTACGTTTATGAAAGGCATTCTGTATAAGAAAAAAGATGATAATAGCAGCGAAGCATTATCATCATTCTTGATACTATTCCGTTTTGAATAAGTTCAAGAATAATAAAGACCGATGTAACGCACTAATAGCGATAGAAGGTCTAAATTAGAACGATTCCAGCAAAAAGCGGCCGCTTTATATATTACTTAAAAGTCGTCAATAGGACGCAACCAACCAAAGACTGAGGCAATACCGCAGGTAGTAAGTCGGTCATAGAAGGTCTAAACAAGCCAATGAAGGGGAACGACCGTTGATTCGGTTAGAATAACTGGAGGCAAATATTATTAAGTTGGATACAGCAAAAAACTCTCAAATATTAGTATAATCCCAACTAGCATCTTTTATTGTTTAATAAATGATTAAACAATAAATTAAATAACTCCTTCTAGTGGTGTATGATTAGGGTTTTTTGGGTTGCCAACAAATTGCTCTGAATTACATATTTGAATACCATACCGCTTATCATAATCAAAATAATCTCTCCAATAAGTTGAAGGAAGACCACCAGTAATAAAAATAAATTTTCTTGTAAATTTAGTTGTATTTGCACCACCACCGTGCAAAGAAGAATCTCTATGTATCATTAAATCACCTAAATTACAAGCAAATTGTTTTCTTGCTTTTGAAAAATCTGCTTTTTGTTGTCCTTTAAAATCTTTTAGATATCCTAAATTATTATAAGTATTATAGTCAGGATTACTAGCTTTTTTATTTCTATATTTACCAACAATTCTATCATCATAAAATATTGTAGGTCCTTGTTCTAAAGGTGTAGGATGGAGAGGTAAAGAAATAAAAAATACATTATCTCCTATATTATTATCATGATGAACTTCTTGTTCTGGACATCCATTTTCAGTATACATTACCGTTGCTCTCAATATTTTCCAATCGCTTTTAAAGATTTCTTTAACAAGGGGATATAATGAAGGCATAATTATTGGAAATAAACTTTGAGAAGCATAATCAAAGTAATCACTTATTTTTTTATGTTTTTTTTCATCTTCAGCGACAAAATTTTCACAATAAAGTATGGCTTGCGTTCTTGTTCGGTTATTAACAGAAGCATTATTAGGACCGTATGATCTTACATATAAAGGATGTGTTTCTAAATCATTACATACTTGTCTTATAGCAAAAGCATCTTCTCTGCTGAAAAAATCTCGTTCGTATAGATATTTTTTTTCTTCAAATTCATCGCTAATATTTTTAGAAAACAAACTTTGATAAAGATTAGTAATTAAATTCATTTTATAATTAAACTTTTTTTTATATATTAAATTTATTCTTAATTAATATAAAAAATATGTAATGTATTAAACTATATGAACGATACAAAATTATTAAAATCTGCTTTTTTAGTTGGTTGTGGTGTAACAAGCACTTTAATATTAGCTACTGGACTAAGAGGATTACATTCAAATAGCGATTGGAGAGATGCAGCAACTTGGGCTACAGCTGGTTCAATTCTTATGTCAAGATATGCTTACACTGGTAGATACTGGTTTAATTAATTAAAGTTATATATTAATTAATTAAATTAACGTCTTCGGCGTCTTCTACTTTTTCTGCTCTTTCTTCTTTTTGTTCTGCTTTTTCTACCTTTTCTGCTCTTTCTTCTTTTTGTTCTGCGTCTTCTACGTTTTCTTCCTCCCATATGAACGGAACTATGTTGATCGTATTCGCCACCTGTTGCACTAGTTGTTGGTGCTACAGGTGCTACTTCTTCTTCTTCTTCTTTTTTACCAAACATACCAGCGAACGGATTTGAAAAAAACCCACCTCTTTGGTTTCTACTTCTTCTTCTCCTCGATCTTCTATTTGAACGTGCCATATAACATATACATAGATAAAGTTATGGCGTAATATTTATTTCTAAATTATATTCTATTATTACAATGGTGAAAATATACAAAGAAATACAGGTTTGTAGAGATTCACATTTGCCTGAAAAAGGATGGTTTCAAGCTTGTTTTAGTTGTTATACAATAACAAGTAAAATTTTTGTTTATTCGGTAATAACGCATAAAAACTATATATATGAATTTAATGTTTATCTATGTCCGTGTTGTTCTAAACGTATGGAACAAGATTTAATGTCTTTCATTAAATTTAGTGCAATTTGTAATAGATACATAAAGAAAAAGTATACACATTTATTTAGTCTCTACAACTACCCGGATGATTTCCGTAAATAGGAGTTTCATATGTATTAAGTTTATAATTAGCATTACACATACATTTTCTATTTGCCTTCGCTCTTGCTATTTTCCAAGATGCTGTTTTGTATGGTAAATCTTTTGTAACATTTGCTCTTTTTCTACTACTACCATTACAATTATTATTACAAACAGTAACAGCAGCAGCACAGCATTCTTGGTCGGCTATTGTTTGTGAAGTTTTATTCGCGGTATATAAACTACTAGAATTATTAGGCATACGCTTAACTCCAACATCGGCACGATTTTCAACAAATTCTCTTACTTTTTTTTTCATATATTGTCCATAACAAGATTGTGTTGATGGAGTAGGTGAATTGGAATTACATTTTGTAATTAATCTACCAGTATGTGTCATGTTTAAATAAAAAGGATGGATGTGGTTCATTTCTTTTCTTTTTTTATTCATTTTAGCTTTTTTTGCCATTAAATACAAGGACATTATATATTAAATAAATAAAAGAAATCTATCAACCGGTTCAATTTCAAGACACCGTTTTATAGCAAAGTATAGTTTAGTATTAAGTATAACTTCTAATATTTCATCATTGTCTTTTTTTTCAAAGTTTTCATTATTAATACAATATGATATTAGCCTGCCGATAGAATAATAACTTGATTTAAAGTGTAAAGAACTAGGTATAGTTTTTACTCCCTTTAATTCAGGTGAAATAAATAGATTATTTTTCATAAATGGTAATAATATTTCTATTTTTTCATCTGTTATGGGAGAGAAAAACTCTGTATTTAAATATAAAAAAACAGGAACAGCATGAATAGAATTTATAACAACTATATCATTAATATTAAATAAAAGATTGACATGATTATCTTTTTCTAAATTTAACATTTGTTTTGATAAATTTATAAATAAAGTTTCAGTTTGTTTATATCCAATCTGGTTCTGCTTTGATTTTAATAATTGTTTTAATGGTATTACGTCCGGTGCTTTAAATTTTATAACCCCCATACCATCTTTTTTATTTAATGATAAAACTTTAATATAGTCTTTACTATTGATTTCCTTGAAAATACAATTGAAATAATTGGTATATTTATCATAATCACTAACAAGTAAAGAAAATTCGTTTTTTTTGATATGATTCATAGTAGTGCTTTTTTTTTCGTGTATAGTAGTAGTCATTATATATGATTTATAGATAAAAATCTTTATATTGTTCAACATGAAAGACTTTTATAAAAAAATTGATTAAAAAAAGGTGGCTTGTATATTATTATCTCAAAGTTAATGTCAAGCACTCAAAATTCTCAAGAAAATAAAACCAATCAAATATCAACACCAAATATGAATTTCTCTCAACAGCGAAAGCAGCAAAATGCCGAATGGGCGTTCTCTACCAACTCACGCAATGAAAATGGTATTGTTTTGTGTATTCCACGGGTTTTCAAGAACATCACAAAGCAGCGCGTGTTCGCCTGTATGTGTAATACCGGTTGGGGCGAATTGTCGCATATTGACCTTATCAACTGTGGTTCCTACAAAAAAGCATTCATTCATTTTGTTCCAAATGGATGGAGTTATGGCAGCGAACCGGAAGCCGTATTGCGCCGTCTTCAAGCAGGACAAGAGGTTGTATTTACATATGATATGAATGACAAGCACCCCGAAGGCTGGTTCTGGAAGATTAGCATCAGCAAAGCATTGAACCCAAAATTCCGCCCTAAAGGGGTAAGAAGGCGCCAAACGGTTGATTTGTCTAGCAATATGGACGCAACAGCAAGTGCGTTTGTTCCACAGCAAGTCGTGAATGATGATATGCTATTACAGCGCAAGCATCAAAATCAAAAAGCACGTTCGCCCCGCGATGATCCAATTAGGGCAAGACAAATGGAACACAAAGCAGTATTGGGGAAGGTTCGAGATGAAAGCGATGTCCTCGTTGAAGAAGAATACTCAAGACGCATCGTGCAGGATTTTTATCGCACGGAGGACCGTAAGGTTGATGAAAGTGATGGAGAAATTGAAGAAGATTTTGAAGAAGATTTTAGTTGTATGAGCGAGCAAGCAGCGACTTATATGGAGCAGCAAGCGCAATTGAAAAAAGCGTGAATGATGTGTTCTTAAACACGTCATTGGAGGGAAGGATAGTGAGCATAGGCTCATATTTTTTATTTTTCTGAAGACTTAGCTATAAAACATTTCCAATAATCAGGTTCATCGACAATAATTTTAAAATGACCTTTATCTTGAGATAAAAGTTTTTTTATTCTATTATTTTTTTCATTGTAAAACCAATAATAATACTTGATATATATTTTCCAGCTTTTAATAGCGTTGGGAACTATATTAATATATTCAATTCTCCCAAAATTATATCGGGAAAATATATTATATACTTCTTGATAACTATATTTTTCATTTACTTTTGGGACACATAGGGTAATTGGCATATGGTAAAATTATTATAATTTTATCATATAAATTTAAATCAATTTATTTGAATATAAATTATGCTGTCTCTTGTAAATTATATTTGCTATTAGAAGAAATTTCAAATTAGTATCAACGTTTTTTGCTGGTAAGAGACATATATACACAGTTTTATATCTTTAAATATATTTTAAATATATTTAAAAAAAATGTACTATATTATTACAGTCATGTCAGAAGAAAAAAATAGATTCTCCGCATTGAAAGAAAATTCTTTTAAGAAAAAGCCATTAAAAAATGATTACAAAAAAAAAGATGAAAAATCTTCATCCGAAGGTTACGAACCAAGATCAAATAACTACCAGCCAAGATCAAATAACTACCAGCCAAGATCAAATAACTACCAGCCAAGATCAAATAACTACCAGCCAAGATCAAATACC